TATCCCTAACTATAATCGATAAGATATCCCTAACTATAATCGATAAGATATCCCTAACTATAATCGATAAGATATCCCTAACTATAATTATAACATTCGATTAGATATAACCTTAACCATCCTGTGCCTAAGTCGGCCCGAAACCTTTTAATCTAATTTTGATATATAGTGTGTCTTATTAAAGACATTGTTGTTATTAAAATTGGGGTTAGATCTTGGTGGATTACTAACCCCAATTTGTTTAATAAGTTCTGTTTATATAAGTCGCGTTTAGATAAGTAAATAATATAAAGAATATACAAAAAGTGCAGAGGTATTTCGATATATAATTTAACATTCAAGTATCCAAGACTTGTAATAAAAATAATGACAACAATGAGAACAAATGATTATCCAATTCCAGTACAAGTTATAGAGCATATCCAAGATTATGTTAAAAATATCTATCCTACTATAACACCAAAGAATTCAATAAAGCTAATAGATCGATTAATCCAACTCTGGATAAATATACTAATAGCTCAATCAGCAAAAAGGTTTAGCCTTAATGGAGAATCTAAAGATACCTTTTTAAACAACTTTTATGTAAATATTTCCAGAACTACATTTAAGAAATTCCGAATTACATGTGACGAAAGGGTGTTTACATATTCAGAATTACTCCAAATACTTTCAGAACTTAGATTAATAGACATAAATGATAAATATTCAGAAAGTAGATTTTCAAAGTCTTATAGAATAAACCCAGAATTAGATTTTTCGTCCACTCAAAAGATTCAAATTGATTTTAGAAAGATTGTTAGGTTGTTTACTTCTCTAAAAGATTTAATAGAAGCTAATCCTAGTAACATTAAGCATATAAAGGATCTATATTTGACTAAAATTGATCTGGAGGGATACTTTAATTCAGTTGATAGCAAGGTAGGACAGGTATATAAGTTCAGTAAAGGAAAGGGTGTCGTATTAACACCCAAAGTAGCATATGGTTTAAAGATTAGAGGACTAAAGATCAATCTAGGTATACATTCATTTTCAGAATCGTCTACAGGAAGACATTATACATCTATTGCAAACCTACCGAGCCTGGCTTTACCGTTTTTAACTCTAAATGGAAACAGGGTAAAGGAAATAGATGCAGCTAATTGTCAGCCTTTACTACTAAACGCTATAATAGACAATCCAAAGTTCAAAGCAGACTGCGAAGATGGTTCTTTCTACGATAAAATGGCACTAAATATGGGAATGTCAAGAAACGAATTCAAGTTAATCTCGTTTGCTAAAGTGTTTTTCAACAATAGTTTAATAAAAGGTAAATTAGCTAAGTGTTTAGAAGCGGTTTATCCTTTATTAGTAGACCAGATAAACGAATTCAAGTTTCAATCAAGATCCGCTGCTGAACAAGCTGGAGAGGAAAGAACTTTATGGTTTAAATTGCAGTCTTTAGAAGCTTCTATCTTTATTTCCGCGTCAAAATTAGAGAATACTCCAGTATTAACCCGCCATGATTCAATTTTAGTCTCGGATTTAGCTTTTAATAGAACCACTAATCGTTTAACCCAGAAGTTTCTAGATTTAAATCTTAAAGTAACACTAAAATAAGGAACATATTTCGATTGTTCCCATATAATAGGTAAATCATAATTGTTTAGCTTGTTGTCAGCTATTTAGTATTAGATAGAACCAATCTCCCGTAGATTGGTTCTTTTTTGTTGGATATATAAAGGGACAACAAAAATAACAATTAATATGGAAGACAATAGTAAAATCCCCGGACATCCTGATTTTAAATACGAACCCCTTACTAAAGAGAATACAGTAAGACAAATGGAGCATATAATAAGACACTGGCTTACTTGGAAAAGCGACATAGAAAAAGAAAATGCACAAATAGAAAGGCTTCAAAGGAAAAACGAGGCTATAAGAAATAGTAAATACGACAGAAAGTCAAAGGAGTACTTACAAATGGAAGAATGGAGACGTAAACATTGGAAGAATCCAGAAAAAGATTAGTATCATCGCTGTAAAGGACACAAGAATTTTATCTATAAATCACCTTTACTTCTAGTAGCCAGACCTTTTACTGTCATTTAAGGTCTGGCTTTTTATTTGATATATAAACCATGAAACCAAGTAACGATTTAAATTTAAACGACAAAGACCTTAAGATCTTTAGCGCTGAATTAGTTGCTTTAATCAGGAAATGTTTTGAATCAAAGCTCAAAGGAGTACAGGTTTACGATTTTGATAAAGAATACGCAGCAATGATAAGCAAGTGGACCCGGATATCACTGGGTTATTCTAAAGGAGGACCAGGAAATTCCGCGCCCTAAAGATAATAACATATACATCATAGGTAATTAAAAAAGAATGCTTATATTTGTAATCCTACTAAAGACAACAATGTCCATTTAGGGGGATCAAAAAAACCTAAACCTATTTAGATATATAGAAGACAAAATAACTAAATATTTAAATGACAAACAATTCAGAATTATCAGAACCCATTAAGGATCTAATCAAATTTCTAGATAACATAGAACTAGACCAAACTTTCGAAGATCAAGAATCTCCAGAAGAACCTTTAACAGTATTTAATGTAACTTACTAATTATGAAAACGACAAAACTACTACTTATTACACTCGCAATTATCCTATTCACCTCTTGTCAAAAAGAACCATGCTCTTGTGAAATGGTTACCTACGAAAGACTTATCCTAGGTGGAGACGAAGTTTTCCAACCAGGACATTTAGAGGATCCTAAATTATGGGAAACTATACAGATCCAGCAAGTAACAGAAGACGATTTATGTGATATTAATATCTCAAGACCTATAAGCGAAACGTATGTAGGTGACGTAGAGAGAATCACATTTTATAAAGGATGTCAACAAGGCTGGACATCTAGAAGAGTAGCAAGACTAGGTGAAATCATAGAAAATCCATTTGTAACACAATATTATTAGTTTCATAAGCTAAGCCGTTCACAAGCCTCCAGTAATTTCGCTGGGGGCTTTTCTGTTCAGATCTTAAAAGTCCGGCCGCGCAAAAGAATATATAAAACAAACCAATATTATGACTTGTATAGTAGGTATAGTAGATTCAATAAAGAAAGAGGTAATAATAGCATCAGATTCTATAGGATCAAATGACAATGCAATAAAGCATAGAAAGGATAAGAAGGTCTTTAAATTAGACGAGTTCATAATAGGTGCTACTACATCATATAGGATGATCCAGTTAATGCAATTCTCTTTTAGCCCTCCGCCAATCGAAAAGCAAGATCCTTATGAATATCTATGTACCAAATTCACTAATTCTTTAATCCAATGCTTTGAAGATAATCTATATTCCAGAAATTATGACGGACAGATAGAAGGCGGTGAGTTTCTAATAGGTTATAAGGATAGGTTATTCCACGTATATTCTGATTTCTCTGTATCTGAGTGTCAAACCCCGTACGATGCATGTGGTGCAGGAGAAGAATATGCACTTGGATATATATGGACCAATAAATCACCAAGTCCAAAAGACGTATTAGTTCATGCTATTAATGCAGCAAGCTTCTTATGTCCAAGTGTTGGTGGTAACATTCATATAATGTCAACAGCTGGTACTAATGCCATAATCATTAAGCTTTCTGGCTCCCAAATACAAATTCCGGGCCTTTAAATTAAATCAAATCTAAAACACTATGGATAACAATAAAGAAGTAACTAAATTACGTAATGGAATATCTTATTGTAATAATACTAACAGGTTTCTAGTCAATATCATATCAGAAACCCTAACCAAGTCATTTGGTAGCTTTAACACTATTGAAGAGGCAAGAGTAGAATATAATAAAGCACTTAGCTCTTTTATAAGGGGAGAATATGATACCCAAGAGGGCGAAGTCTAATAGTCTGTCTAACGAAGTCTAATAATCCTTCACCCCGAGTCGTACATGCACTATAGGACAATGCCCCGTTTTCTTAGTTTAAGATGTCATATGGCAAGGTAGCCAACCCCGACGAGAAATTAAGTCTTTTAACATATCTAAAGTTAAAGAATCTTAATTAATCTTATGTCAGCATCGAAAAACAATAATTACAACCCTAAAGGAAGACCAAAAGGCACTCCTAACAAGTCTACAAAAGAAATTAGGGAAGCTTACCAGAAGTTTGTAGAGGATAATATGGACAACTTTGGAGCTTGGTTATCTGGAATCGAAGATCCTTCTAAAAGATTTGATATTATAATTAAGATGTCAGAGTATTTTATACCTAAGTTAGCCAGACAAGAAATTACTGGATCTGAAGGTAAGGACCTTTTCGAGAATATCATAGTTAATTTCAATACTGCACCCGAAAAAAAGGTTAAGGGGGATACAGAGTAATGAATATAACTACTAACTTTACTCCTTATCCATCACAGGTTAGAATACTTGGTGGAATCTTAAATACTCCGGCCAAGCATCATGTAATTTCCTCGTCTAGACAGTGTGGTAAATCTCTAATGATTCTAAATTTAGCGTTTAAGTTTACATTAGAAGCACCTAGTATGATGACGGGTGTAATATCACCGGTATTTTCCCAGTCTAAAAAGCTGTACCTTGAAATGTTAAAGTCGTTAGGAGACTCTGCAGTCATGTTAGTGGCTTCTAATAATGCACAGGATCTAGTAATAAATTTCAAGAATGGATCTACGATGTCTTTTTTCTCTGGTGAAGCCTACAATTCCATTAGAGGAAATACATTCGATTACTTACTATGTGATGAACACGCTTATCAAAGAGAGAATCTTTGGAACGAGATTCTAAAACCAGCCACGCTTATCAAAGGTAAAAAGATTTGCTTCTTTAGTACACCTAGAGGTAAGAATCATTTAAAGGATCTTTTTGATCTTGGTTTAGACCCGGAATTTACTGACTGGAGATCCTATACGATAAAGACCGAAGAAAATCCATATATAGATCCACAGGAAATACAGTTTGCACGTAAGCTTCTCCCTCCTGCTATATTTGCTTCTGAGTACCTCGGGGAGTTTACAGATTCCTCGTCCTTGGTATTCGAAGGAGTAGACAGAATCTCTACACTATCTAAGTTTCAAAAGAAACCAACACCAGGAGTACTTTATAGAGCAGGATTAGACCTTGCAATTGCAGATGACTATACAGTATTAACGATTCTTGACGATAAGGGTAATATAGTAGACTATTTCAGAGAGAGACAAACCTCTTGGGAACAGATAATGGACGGGGTAGTTTCAAAGATACTCCAATGGCGATGTTCGACCTTTGTGGAACTGAATAATATAGGATCTGTCATATTTGAACAACTTAAAATAAAAGTAGGTTCTTTAGTTGTACCCTTTACCACTACCAATAAAACTAAGTCCGATATTATAGAAAATCTAAAGCTCCAAATATCAGAAGGTGCTGTACAATTTCCTACGTCTGCTGTTTGGCCGGAACTCCATAATGAATTAGCAACATTTGGATATAAGATTCTACCCTCTGGTTTACTTACCTATAAAGGAGTTTCCGGAGCTCATGATGATATTGTTATGTCACTGGCTATGGCAGTATCTAATTATACAAATAATACAGGTAAACCCAAATTCGGGTTTGCTAGTTCAAGAAACAGATACTAATGTCCTGGATATCCTCAGTTTTAAAAGATAATGAAGGTAACCCGTCTTCTAAAAGAGCTATATCTATTTTAGCTTTTGGCCTTCTGTCTATTGGGTATCTTGGTAATCTCTTTTTAGATCTAAGTATTGACGAATTCCTATATGATGGTATGTTAACATTAGTTATATTCGGACTTGGTTTTGTAGCTTCTGAGAAATTTACTAGAATAGTTAGATTCGATAGAAGTCCAAATGTATACAAACCAAACCACAAACCAAATAAAAACGAATTTAATATAAACCAACCCTATAATATACCCCCTACTGACACGGAAAACTACGAAACCCCGGGCGAATAAGGTTGGATATATAAACTAAACTAAAAGAAACCTATGAGATATACTTGGGATAATATGACAACCATTCAATATCAGAGACTCCTTAAGAATGGAGATTCTAAAAAGCCTGAGGATTTACTTTGTGCATTAACTGGCAAAAAGAAAAACGAGATAACTATAAGTGAAATAGAGTCTCTTCGAATTGGTTCGATTACACCAAAGCACGATCCTATAGTTGCTCAGATATTTATGGGTGAGGACGGTGTACTTTATGGACTACAAGACCTAAATGATATGCCGTTTGGTTTATTCGATGACCTTATGTCTATTGCAGCAGATGTTAAAATACATTTAAGCTTAATGGTTAGTTATTTATACAGGCCAATTTCTAAGATGTCCTTTATGTCTACTATGAAGCTTAGAATCATATCTAAGTTTGGTCACAAGACCAAGTCACAGTGGTTTAGAAGATGGATCATTAAAAGTATGAATACGCTCAAATATGAAATAGAACCTTATGACCCATTAAAGTGTGAGTCAAGGTCAAAAACTATAGATTCTTCTCCAGCATATATAGCGCATCATGTCGTTACTTTTTTTTTGATTTTATCCAGGGAGTTACAGAAAAGTTCCCTAGTCTCTTTAAGAAACCACCTGAAGGAGATGAAGACGCAATTACACCAGATTACCTTAGAGGAGAATCTGAAGCAACCCTAGAAGGCTTTGGTTGGCTTCCAGTAGTCTGGATATTTTCTAATGAAGAAGTAGCCAAAGTGGATGCAACATTCAAAACAAACTATATGACGTTTTTAACCCTTGCCAATTATGTTACAGAGAAAGCTAAACAAGACGCTATAAACAGAGCTAAGAAATAAACAATATAATTATATTTAATCACATGTTAACAACCCAAAGACAAATAGTAGATAGACTCAGAACCCTTTGCTTATCCCATAAAATGGTTAACGAGGTTCGTTATGGTTTCTTAAATGACGCTGAAGACCTTCCAGATTTTAATGGACCTATAATTTATATAATACCCCAACCAACTTCTGTACCCAGAGAGGGAATATTTAGGTTTACTTTTCAGCTTATCTGTATGGATGAACTGTTTCCTTCTAAGCTAAATTTCGAAGACATCGTATCAGATACAGGTTCTACTTTAATGGATATTTATTCGGCCCTCCTATACATAGACTCTAGTACAGAATCCTGGTTGAATCCACCAGGTACTTTAATAACTCCGTTCCAAGAAAGGTTCACTGCTTTTATGGCTGGTAATACAATGACTATAGCGTTAGACGTATTTCAATATAACTGTCTTACGGAAAAACCATTTAACTAATGACTCAGATTGAACTTAACCTAGAGGAATATACTAACCTGCTTAGATCTGCCGCACAGGAAGCTCTAGCTTCTTCTTCTGTTCGTAAGAAGTCTGGATCACTTATGAATTCTATCTCTGTTAAGGTAGGGGGTACAGAGGATGATCCAAAATATCTATTAGAGTTTAATGATTATGGTCTTTTCCTAGATGAAGGAGTAGCTGGAACCCTTGGTGGTACTTCTGCTGGTGGATATCAAAAGCTTTCTTTTAAGTATTCAGGTTCCTTTAAGATGGTCGGAGGAGGCTTACCCTTTGGCGCTAGAACTTCGATATATAAATTTGGAATTAAAGCTAAACCGTGGATTGCTTCTGCAATAGCAGCTATAGAAGATGTAGCCACAAAAAGAATAGAGCAAGATCTTCCAGGAGAAATAGAGAAAAATATAATAGACACTATAAATAGTGTTGGTACAATAAATATAAACGTATAACATGGCAGTAACTATAACAGAACCAAGTCAAATATATTTACCCTCGGAGAATCTCTCCTGGTACGAAGCAGACTCAACTAATAAAAACGAACTGTCTTTCAATTACACATTTACTGTTCAAGTAGCTGAGGTTGATGAAACCTTTGGAAACGGAGTAACTGGATCAGATATCGCTGGGGTATTTAGAGTTCCACCAAGACCTTTAACGGGTGAAGGCTATTTCAGCCCTAATGCAATAATTAAAAATTATGTGGTTCCACTTCTACAATTTAATAGTGGATCAACAGTTACGTTAACTAACGACGGACTTAGAAAATTTAGAATAGTTTATGGTGAAGAATATGTAACCTCTGGACCCACTGGTGGTGCAACCGCTGGATTTGGGGCTACCGGAGAAACTTATTATACTTGGTCTTCAGTAATACAAGACGAAAACTTTCCTACATATGACCAAAGGGACTATATAGTATATGTGCCCGTAGGAAGTTCGGAACCAGTAACCAATTTATTAACTGATAGTTCATTAACCAGGTGTTCAATAGACAATGATAATTTATACGCTCTTATAGACAATTCCAATATACCCGGATTTGGTGCTACTAGAGATAAAAACGATCTTATAGGATCCTCTAGATTAGATTATACTAGTGGAACGGTTTTACCTCAGTACACCCAAGAGGTTGGTACTGGTGTAGCGTCAGCATCTAGTTGGTTTCAAGAGCCCGACGGAATAAGTGCTGGTTTACCTGGTGCTGGAATTGGAGACTATTCTAGAATTCTAACATATTCTGACACTACCAATTCAATGGGACCGGTTTTCGTTGGAGATGGTATATTTATAGAAATCCAAACGCCAATAGCTTTCGGGGATATAGGAAATCATAACGGTTTATATTTATTCGGTAAGGATTCATCTGGAGTATGGTCAGTCATTACCCAATTTAGTACTATTAACGTAGGAGGTAATGCAGCTATGGTTCTTGGAATAGGTTCAGGTGGATATATAGCGACTTCGGACTACTCTCAAATAGGACTTTCAACAAGACAAATTTCTTTAGCTAATATAGTACTAGAAGAGGTGGAAACATTTAGTATATTATCTCCTTCTTCACTATATTGGGAAAAGAATATAGTAGATAATCCAATCCCTGTCAGATACCCAATAACAAGTTCTAATAGATTAACATATATTAACGCTGGTAAATTAGGAATAGGAGAAGCCGAGGACGAATATTCTATAAAAATAGTTAACGGAGCCGGTGAAGCATTTTCAAAAGAGTATACGTTTAAACAAGACTGTCCAGTTTGTGGTAATTGTGATAAGATCCAACTGTCCTGGTTAAATTCTAAAGGTGGATATGATTCATATTTCTTTAATTGTCTTGCGGCTAAACAATTAGACGTTACTAGAGTTAATGGTGGAAGGGCTTTAGCTAAAGGATATACTGTAGGAGCCCGAGGTAAAATCAACCCTAATAACATAGGTAATAGAATAAGATCAGTAGCTACTAATTATGTCACAGGTGATCAAATAGACTGGTTGGAATCCTTGATGATGTCACCCGACGTATATGAGGTAAACTCAGAAACTGGTGTATTAATCCCGGTAATAATAAACAATTCTACTTACTCTCAGTTCGTTAGACAGGATAAATTAAAAGTGGCTTCTTTTGATTACACGATCGGGTACAATCTAAAATCTCAAACATTCTAATGATAAATATACAACTTATATTAACAAACAAAACTAAGGTTTATTCATATTCAGTTTCTGACGCTGGAGTTGCTACCATAGGGTCTTTAATAAGATCCGATGACATTAAAGAATTTGATATTGACTTATTTGATAACGAAGCAATTCCAATAACATATGAAATAAACGATTCTATAGATCCATCTAAAAAGAAAGCACCATTTTCTAAGACTTTCTTAGTACCAGGTACTATTATAAACCAGAAAGCCTTTGGGTTTCCTTATATGATATCAACTGCCCTGCCTTTCCAAGAATATCAGGGTTCGATAGTTAACGAAAACGAATGGCAGATCCCAGTTACTGAGGGTCAATTGTTTGTTGATGGGATATTAACTTTCTCGGGAAGGGTTCAGTTAACAAAAGCAAATATTATAACTGGAGATGTTAATTCTTTTGAAGTATCCTTTCTCGCAACACAGATTAATATATTTGATGAGATAGGAAATAAGCTTTTAACGGATCTTGACATTCCTACCCCAGTTTATGCAACCCCAGAAGATGTTAATTCAGTATTCTCCTCTACAGATTCAGAAGATACGTTTACTGTTAATGGCGACTTATATTCTGGATTTACTTTAGCCTATCCAGATTGGGGTTTCCCAGATACAGATATTATAGTAACTGATATAGAAAACCCAGACAGTGCAATAATTACTTTTACCGTAGATCTTTCATCCGAAACTGTTTCTTCTGATGGTGTTTATTTAATAGGTACCTTTACCAACCCGGTTTTTGAAGGTGGAGCTTTATTAATGATAGATACGGGAGGTGATGTATATGAGATCTCTTATGAAATTTCTGGAGCAGAAGATATACAATATAAATTCTCTAATGGTCTTCCAAATTCTGGAGGATCTCAGGAATCCGCAGACTTCCTTGCTGGTGGATGTGGTATTTCTGACGGCGAAGGTGGATTCAATAGACTATTTAGAAGATCTGGTCAAGATGAAACATTAGAAACCGTACTATTTAATGCTTGTCCTTCCTCATTACAAGAGATTAACCCAGTACCAGATACAGATACAAACGTTACTGCAACTTCAGGTAAAACCGGAATATGGAGAACAGAAGCATTTGAACCAACTGAATCAAACCAGGTAGGATTAAGACTTGGTTATAATATAACTCAGTATGCATACGTTAAATATCTAATAGATAAAATCTTTACCGATGTTAACTTCTCTTATACGTCGGATTTCTTTAATTCTGATGAATTTAAAACTATACTTCTTTTATATTATGATTCTAACGTTTCTCAAACTAATACGTCTGTTAAATTATTTGGTTCTTCACCCACTGCAGATTCCTATTTTCCTGATATTGTAACTACCTCAGTTCCAGTAACGTCTTCTAATATACTTGGTAACATATCTTCAGGAGGAACAATTCCTAGTGCTTCTCCTTTTGATGCAGATTCAGGACTGCAAGATCCGTTTAGATTATTTAATGTACAATCACAAGTATTAAAATTCCAAACTAAGGGTCAATACACTTTAAGATTTAAAGGGGTATTAGACGTAAGATATGGCTGGGACCAATTAATAGGTTCTGATGGTGGAGTATGTGTAGGTGGATTAGATAACGTATATCCACACGGTGCAAGTCCTTTGGTTGGTCCAGATTCTAAAATATCCATAATAAAAAACGGAAATGAATCACAAAACGTAAACATCTCTGGGGTTACTTCTACTTCACAGAATATTTCAACTCCTGATGTTTATTTTAAAGATGGAAGTGGACACTACCAATGGGAAAGGTCGTATGACTTACATTCAGCGGGGAATTTTATAGATTTCGTAGTTGATGTAGAGGAAAACGACGAAATACAGTTTGAGTTTACTCTAGATTCTTCTGAATATTCATCAGTAACAAACGAGGCTGGGTGTAGTGTATTTTCAGGAGAACAAAGGAAATACCAATTTGCTGTTGATTTTTCTATAACTGACGTTTCTGAAATATCTCATAACTGGGAACAAACCTTACCTAATATAACTCAAAGGGATTTCATTAGTGGAATACTTAAACATTTCAATATCTATACGGAAATAACTCAGAATTCCAGAAGTATTTCTTTTGAACCTAGAGACGAATTCTATAGTGGTGGTGATATAAAGGACTGGACTATTAAATTAGACACAGAGGAATTAAGAAGTATATCATCTGACGTTACTCCGTATAGCGTTATATCTAGAATGACAAAGACCTCTAATGTTATAGACAAGGAATTCCAGGAAACAAACGCTGACGAACTTGAATATGGATCATTAAAATCCGTTATTAACAACGAAGCTACTTTAGAAACTGAATTTACTTCCATCTTTTCTTCACTGACTCCCAATTTTTCTTTAAGTCTGGCCGAAACCTCGTTTCCTGCTAACTATATACAGACAAAACAAACTATAGACGGTGAGGTATTACAATGGAACGTACCAAACCCTTCTTTATATTCTACCAACAACAGAGGTGAAAGAACTTTAGTAGATACATCTTCAATATTCTTAGCTTATAAGAATCCTAACGTTACTACTATAGCAGGTACTGGTACAGGAGAGGTTAAAATGAGAGCATATTTTGTTATTCCTGGATTTCCATCAGACTTTGGTGACTTTGATTATCTAAAAGATGGATCAGATGAACCAATAGGATCTCATATCTGGGGTATTTCCTCGTACGAGTCTCCTGGGGTAGATATAAATTACAGAAAAACAAGAACCGATATGTTCTTTAAATCTGATCAACCTCCAGTATTTTTAGATTTAACAGGGGCTTATGAAAAATACTACGAGTCTTTCTATAAGAATCTTAACGGACAAAGAATATTCTCTGCTAAATTTAGGTTAACCTCTACAGATATTTCTCAGTTCTCTTTTTCGGATCCAATATTTATAGAGTTTTCTAATGGGGATTCTGCATATTTTATAGTATCTTCTATAAAATATGATCCAACTGTACCCGGTCCTTTTGACGTTGAGCTATTAACATTCAATAAACAATATTTCGATTTCAATTTTAAAGAAAACGGAGAGGGTCTACTTTCATTAGGTGGGGCCGGATATACTAATATTGCTACAGGTATCCAAAGGACTTAAGAAAACAGAACGTAAAACATATTTGATATTATGGCTGGACAAGCAAACATAGACATTAACGTAAAAACCACAACCCTAGGAGACTTAGATAATAAGTTAGCCTCTTTAAATGACGAGATAAAGGATGTGGGTATTAATTCAAAGGAGTTTAAAAAGCTTTCTAGGGAAATACAAAAGACACAAGCGGTAGCAGATAAGACTTCTAAAGCAGTTAGAGGTATAGACGCAGGAGCATTAGCAGGAGACATTGCTAAAGTATCTGGTGGGCTTGGTGCTGCTGGTTTAGCTATATCTTCTTTCACTGGGGAGAACGAGGCGTTAGAAGAAACTCTTAAAAAGACAAATGCAGTTCTTGCTTTATCTGCTACTGGTGAAGCAATATACACCGCAACAAAGAAAGATGGAGAAATTGCTACCATTGCTTCTAATGTTGCTACTAAAGCATCTGCAATAGCTCAAGGAGCTTATACTGCAGTGGTTGGTACGTCTACCGGTGCACTTAAATTATTTAAATTGGCTTTAGCAGCTACTGGAATTGGTTTAATTTTAGTTGGTGTTGGTCTTCTAGTTGCTAACTGGGATAAATTATCAAAAGTTATTTCAGGATCCTCAGGTAAGATTAAAGAATTCGCTAAAAACGTTCTAATATTTTTAGGTCCATTTGGTCAAGCTATACTTCTAGTAGATAAATTTGCAGAATCTATAGGAGGTTGGGGTAACTTATTAACCGCTGGTATTTCAGTATTCAAAACCTTCTTTACTAGCTTTAGTGAAATCGCCGATTCTGTAGGAACTATATTAAGTGGTATATTTACTTTGGATCTAGATAAGATTAAAGCTGGTATTGCTGCTGGTGCGAAAATATTTAAAGACGGAGCTAAAAAAGCCATTGAAGAATCAGAAAAAGAAAAAGCTAAACAACAATTAATAGAGGATCTTAAAGCAACTGCTGTTGAAAGAGAGAGAAACATTAAAAGATTAGAAGCTGCAAAGGCATCAGATGCAGAAATCTTTGCTGCTAAAAAACAATTCCTAGAGGATAAGTTAAAATTAGAAGAACTTGAAGCTGGTAAGGAAACAGATCTTTATAAAGATACCCAAATAGAACTTCTAGCTTTAGAAACTACTTTTGGTGCCGAACGATTAAAGATTAGGGAAGCCAATAACAAAAAGGCAATAGAGGATGCTAAAAAACTTAATGCAGAACTTGATACTTTAATAGACTTTGATATAGATTCTGAAAAAGAAGTTGTAGTAGAGAACTTTATTCCTGGACCTAAAGCAATTGCTGAAGAGTTAGAAAGGGTTATAACTCAAATAGAGACTGAGTTAGCTAGATTAGAAAGATCCTTTTTAGAATCTGGTGATAAGACTTTAGATGGTATTAAGAGAAATGCTAATGAAAGACTTAATATAGAATTAACAGCATCTAACGCTATTAGTGCTGCTATATTTAAACAAATAGGTTTATCAGAAGAAGGATCAATAGAAAAGATAAAATACGAAAAGCTTTACCAAGAAGCTCTATTAGAATCTGTTAAAATACAAGAAGAGATTACTGAAACACAGACAGAATCTACTTTAACTACTTCCGAATTTTTTGAAAAGCTTGGTCAGGAGACCCAAGATTTCTTTGAGGTTGTAAATGCTGGACTTGGACTTCTATCTGCAATCGCTGCTAATACTAAATCAGATATAGATGCTATTGGGGTTATCTATGATAACCAAACCATATTAATAGAAGAAAACTACGCTAGACAAGCTGCTGCTGCTGGTGAAAATGCAAACGCTATTGCTGCAATAGAGGCTGAAAAAAACCAAAGACTAGCAGCTGTTGATGCAAAAAGAAGAGCAGAGGAACAAAAATTAAGAATAAAGGCTGCAAAACAAACATTTGCTTTAGATGCTGGACAGATCATATCATCTGGTGCATTAGCTATTATAAAAGCTATAGCAACATTAGGTCCTATTGCTGGTCCTATTGCTGGAATTCTAATAGGGGCTACAACAGGGATCCAATTAGGAATCGCGGAAAAAGCTAAGAATTCTGCTATCGCTGCAGCACAGTCTGGTGGTGGAGGATCAGTATCTTCTTCCTCTTCTTCTTCTGGTGGATCTAGTAACGGAGGAAGATCTGGATTTGCAACAGGTGGATTGGTACAAGGAGCAGGATCAGGTACATCTGACTCTATTAATGCACGTTTATCAGACGGAGAGTTCGTCATAAATGCAGCAGCAACCTCTCAGTATCTACCTTTATTAGAACAAATAAATAACGGTGCTAAAGGCTTAAATAACTCATCAGCTGGAACCAATCCGGAATTATTAGCGTTACTTAAAAAATTAGATATTAGATTATCAAGAGCACCAAAAGCTTATGTGGTATCTTCAGAAATTCAAAAAGGATTAGATTCCGACGCTTTACTAGAAAGAAGAGCGTCACTTACAAATTAATATATAGAACATGTTTAGACAAATAACAAGAATAATAGAATTACTAATAGATGAGAAAGACGGAGCCGTATTGGAATCCATTTCTTTAGTTGATCATCCAGCAGTTGAAGTAGACTTTAAGTATTTCAATAAAGCCAAGTCTTTAATATTTGAAATCCAAGACGAAGACCAAAGAATAGTAATAGGCCCAGCTATGATTCCTAATATCAGAATCCCAAGGATAGACGAGAATACGGGTGAGGTTTACGGAGTATACTTTTCAGAAGAAACAATAGCGAAGGCGGCCGAACTTTTTCTAAAGCTTGATAGAGCATCACGTCAAAATACCGACCACGAAGACAATTGGTCTAATGATCTATACTTAATGGAGAGTTGGATAAAAGAGGATTCAGTAGATAAATCCAATAAGCACGGATACTCTAAACTCCCGGTAGGAACTTGGTTTGTTAAGATGAGAATTCTTGACGATAAGGTATGGAAAAAAATAAAGGACGGAACATACAAAGGTCTTTCTGTTCAAGGTGATTTCCTAACAGGTGACGAGCATCACGAATCAATTAACTTTAAGAGAGAAGATTATTCGGATCTCTATAAGGGACTAGAAACAAAAGAGGATAAGCTAAAGCTAGATCAGATAATAAGACTTTTAATAATAGACGAAAACAAGAAATAATGGGATGTGGCTGTAACGATTTAACCAACAAAAATTCTATTTCTCCAGATCCTTATATAAATAAGAGGGTAAGATTAACAAATGAAACTGAAGGCAGGATCTCCATTAAAGTAGAAGGGGATAGACCAAAATACGGAATGATAGTAGAAGGTAAAGAAGTTTATTTCTACCTTAGAGATATCAAGAAAATACTACCCTCGGAAAAGTAATTATAGCACATTATATTTTTCCGAGGGTCAAAAAAGGAAATAGTTTATGTTTCCATACTTAATAGTGCTTATTAAAATAAAAATAATTCATACAACATGAATAATATCTTACAGAAAATTAAAAATTTAGTTTTTGTGAAAGACAATCAGGAATTCGCTGAGGTTGAAATGGAGGACGGTAGAGTAGTAATGATCTCTACTGAATCTATGGAGATTGGAACGAAGGTATCTGTTATTGCTGAGGATGGGTCTGAGGAAATGCTTGAAAAAGGCGCCTACAAACTATCTGACGGAACAGAATTCGTTATCGATGAAATGGGAATGGTCACAGAAATGCCAGGGATGGAAGTTAGTCCAGAGGTAATAGCTGAAGAAGAAGAAATGGAAGAAGTAGAAGAAATAGTCTCTGACGAAGTCGTTGAGGTTATAACTGATATAGTTTCAGATCTTACTCCTGATGAGGTTACCCCAGAAGATTCTGCTGTTATAGCAGATGTTATTAAAGAGTATATTACAAGCGAACTTGTAAAAGCTGAAGAATCTATGAATTCTAAATTTGAAGCTTTTAAGGACCTTCTAATAGGACTTGCTGAGTCACAAGAAAAAATGACAACAGATTTTACTGCTTACAAAAAAGAACCAAGCGGAAAATCAATCTCACAGACGGAATTTAATTCAATGAAAGACGCTGATTCATTATCAGAAAGAATCGAAAGAATTAAAGCTATTAGAGAATCAAAAAACTAAAACAAACTTAAAAATGAAAAATCTTAAATTTAACTGGGACGTATCTAATCTTTCTGATTATGTTGATCAGAATTCGTTAGACCTTATCTCAAGAGCAATACTTGCAGACCCAACATCAAAATATGTAACTATCGACGCTGATGTAAAATCGGCTAAAGATATACACACGATAGAATCTGATCCTTTAGGAGTACAAGAAGGAACTGCTGGATTTTCAGCATCAGGAACTACTGACATCGCAAGAGTAACTTTGTCTGTTGATAAATTAAAAATCAACCAAATCTTAGATCCTTACGCATTAGAATCTAAATTTACTCAAATGGCACTTAAGCCTGGATCTATTCTAGACGAAGTACCTTTCGAACAAGCATTGTCTGACGAAAAATCAAAACAAGTTTCTAAAACTATTGCTCTTCAAGTATGGCAAGGGAATAAAACAGGTGCAGTTGGGGATTACCAATTGAACGATGGTTTTATTACTGATATGGCATTGGATGGTACTAGAATTCAAGCTGCAAACGCAAACGCTGCAACTTGGAACGAGACTAACATTATAGCAGCAGTTCAAGCAATGATTAAAGCTTTAGATCCTGAGGTTCTTGGAGAAGATGACTTGGTAATGTTTATGTCACCGGCATTTTACAGAACTTTGTCTAACGCTTTATTTGCTGGAAATTACTTCCACGTAAATTCTGATGTTACTGTAGCTGGAGAATTCATGTTCCCTGGAACAAACGTTAAGATAGTAAGAACATTCGGTCTTTCTAATTCTAATACTCACGCCGATGCTACTACAGCTGGTGATTGTGTTATACTTGGATCTGCTAAATTCCTACATTGGGGAACGGATTTACTTTCAGATTACTCAACTTTCAGATTATTTTATTCTTCTGATAACGATGACGTAAGGTTTATCGCAAGATACAAAATAGGTGTAGCGCATTTATTTGGTTCTTCTTTCGTAACGAACTTCTAATCATTATAAACAAATAAAGATCGACTGAGGTAATACTCAGTCGATTTTAATAAACTAAAAAAAACACATTTAATATATGTCATGTTCAAATTTAACAACTGGTAGAAACGCAGCTGGTGCATGTAAGATAATTGGTGGAGTCGAAAAAGTATATCTAGCAAATTCAGATTTAATTACAGCAGTTACTACTTCTGGTTCTGATGCTACTGAAGCTATAGATTCGATTACTTCTGACGTAGTTCCTTTTTACGAATTCGGTCAGATCCAAGAAACGTCTTCATTTACTGCTACGCCAACAGCTAACGTTCAGAACGGAAGCCTTTTCTACGAAAACATTTTAACTTTAGTATTCACTAACTATGATGCTTCATTAAGATATACTATAAAAACCCTTTCAGAAAACAACTTAGTAGCCGTAGTGGTTATGAAATCTGGAGAATATGTTTACCTTGGCGAAAGCGGTGGTTTAGATATCTCAGGTGGAGCCGGAGGTTCTGGTGTTGCTGCAGGAGATAGAAACGGAGCTCAATTAGACTTTAGAGGTATTGACGCTAATCCTCCATTAACTATTGATGCTGCTTTTATAGCTGCAGGTTTTGATGCTTTAGTAAACGCTTAATCATTTATTCACAAACTGAAAGCTTACCTATATAGGGTAAGCTTTTTTTGTGGGGATAAACAAACAGAAATTAAGGGACTTTTCATACTTATAGTAAATACATTATGCTAATATTTGATAATAGAGATGATAATGGGGTCTTTTCTGTGATACTTAGGGACAAATTCACAGTAAGCGACACTAATGTATATTTAAAATTAACAAAATCTGACAATTCAGAGTTTGCTTATTATACATTAACAAATACATCTACCTCACTTTCATATAAAACCTTTAGTATTCCTGTTTTAGGATTAGAAGAGGGTCAATATTTAGCAGAAATATTTGAGGGTGTCCCACTAGTTCCTGGGGAATGTAGAATTAATGAGCCCAGAATAACTGTTGGAACCTGGTATAATTGTAATGCCGTAGATGTTAATTCCGAAGTATCATTAGAAGCAGAGGTTTTACTTAGTTCGTTTACCGATAACGGAAATCTAATTTATTCGACATATTGCAGAATAGATGGAGAGACCAAAAATACGGTATATAGTACTACAACAAACTATACAACATATAACAAATAACATGAAAGAAGCACAAGATAAAACAGCATATACTTTCGCTAAGTCTGGACAAAGATCACCAGACTGGACAGAATTTAAAATAAGCGGTAAGCCTTACGTATCCTGGGGAGATAAAAATCTTATGCCAGAGTATCTAATCCAAATGAAGGATAACTCATCTACACATAATGCTATACTCCAAAAAAGGGGTTTATATACTTATGGTAATGGTCTTGTGGAAGATCAAGTAATAGAAGCATTTAAGTTAGGACAAAAAGAAACAATCCAAGCAATTATTGATGATTTCTGGCTATATGGAATGTATGCAATGAATGTGGTTTGGTCTAATGACGGTAAAACAATAGCTCATGCAGAACATATCGATATGTCTAAGTTAAGAGCTGGTGTAAAAAATTCATTAGGTAAGATAGACCATTGGTACTTTTCAAATAACTGGAAAGAATCAAGGAAAAGTGAGAATAAACCAACCGCTATGCCTGCATATAATCCAAGAGAACCTAAGGGATCTCAGGTATTTGTATATAGAGGATATTCATCAGGGTCATCTTTCTATAATAAACCAGCTTATTTTGGTGCAGCTAACTACATATCTTTAGATTTTGAGATATCTACGTTCCATTTATCTAATGCTCAGAACGGATTTGCACCATCTATGATGATTACTATGAATGATATGCCAGATTCTCAAGAAGAAAGGGACTACATTTATGATGAACTAAAGAAACAATATCAAGGAACAGCAAATGCAGGGGAGATTTTCTTAATGTTTGCTAAAAATAAAGAGAACGGAGTAGAAATTACACCAATAAATGCTAACGATTCAGATTCTAGATACAAAGATCTTATGGGAATAGTAACAGATCAAATCTTAATTGGTCATTCCGTAGTTTCTCCTACCCTTTACGGAGTTAAAACAGCAGGATCTTTAGGAAATTCTAACGAATTATTAACGGCATTTACAATTACTATGGCAACTGAAATAGATCCGGTACAAAACCAGATAGCAGAGACCCTTAAAAATGTACTTAAATTAGATTTTGAACCTAAATTCCAAGATTCTTCTCCAGTAGCTTATAACTTTTCTGAATCTATAATGAAAGAAATACTAACAAATAATGAAATGAGAGAAATAATCTCTTATGAACCGTTGGAAATTTCAGATACCACTATTGCAGAGGACGAAATAAACAACCAAAATAAATAAACCAAAATGAACAACGTACTATTTATATCGGAGGCTAATGTTAAAGATAATTCAGATCTTTTAGAAAATGTAGACGCTAAGTTTATCAGAAATGCTATACTTAAAGCTCAAAGAATACATTGTCTTCCTGTTATTGGTTCAGACCTTTATAATAAAATAGAGGATCTTATAACAACCGGCGAAATTAGTCTGGAAGCAAATGAAATATATAAGGATCTTCTTGAAGGTGAACTACAACAATCCATCATTCCATTTGCTATGTCTTATCTGGTTGTTACTCTATCTTTTAAGGTAACACAAAAAGGATTACAGCAATCAGAAAATGAATTATCAGCCCCAAGCTCACTAGAAACTATAAAGTATTTAGAAGAAACCCACAGAGAAACTGGTGAATATTGGTTAAATAGAATGACCGCATATTGCCAACAATTCGAAGCAGACCTTTCTGAATACGCATCACCAAATACAGAAGACGATAGAAACATTAAGCCAGATGTCAGAAATAATTTTGGTTCTAATATTTACCTAAGAGGATACAATCCCAGACGTTGGACTAACGTGACCAACGAAAAATATGATGTATAACGTGAGGGAAATTATGAATTTATTATCAGGGATTGCTCTAGATAGAACAATTTTAGCAAATGCATCAGCTATTGCTTTAATAAACCTAGAAAGTATAGATTTACTTTTAAAGGTTCTAATTGGAATAGCAACTTTAGTATGGACTGGATTTAGAATCTCCACAGAAATTAGTAAAAGAAAACAAATAAAAGAAAATAAGGACGTAGAGGACAATAAATAGGTCTTATGGGGACAAGGTTTAATCAGCAAATAGATATAATATCTTATATACTATTGTATAATTTTACTTAATCCTTATATCTAAGACCCTCCGTTATAACATAAAAGAAATATAATCGATAAGACATGGCAGGATCATTTAAAATACAACAAGGACCTTCTGGCGGAATAATACCAGAGGCTAATTTTACAACAATATACGCTTCTGATGTAGACAATAAAATATGGGTAGTCCCACCAAACGGAGAGGAGTACTCAATAGGCTCTGGAGCTACAGGAGCTGATGGTTCTAATGGAGCTACAGGAGCTGATGGTTCTAATGGAGCTACAGGAGCTGATGGTTCTAATGGAGCTACAGGAGCTGATGGTTCTAATGGAGCTACAGGAGCTGAT